GTTCGTCTTTTTTTCCCCGAATTGGGCACTCTGCGTGACTGAACGGGCCGATTCGGCCGGATTCGGTGACGTAGCGTCAGATTGGGCTGAGATCGGTCGAGGCGGTCGGCTGGAGTTGGCGGGATCATGGCTTCCGTAGCGCTCAAGGGCCGCCGGTTGCGCTGTAAGACGTGCGGTAAGCAGTTCACCCGCCCGGTCGGGTCGAACCGGCTCAACTGCTCGGTCTGCAAGCCGCCTCGGGACCGCCCGGATGCCGCGCCGGCCGGTCCCGAACCGGCCGAGGCGGTCGCCCCGCGCGCTGCGGGCCCCCTTGAGCTCGCCGCAGTCGCCGAGCTCACCCGAACCGAGCGGCTCGACACGGTCAAGGGGCAGATCGCAGTGCGGTTGGCTCGTGCGCTCGACGATCCGGACCTGTCCGACGCTCGGCTATCGGCCCTCGGGTCACAGCTTGAGAAGACGATGGACGCGGCGACCGCTGGTGCCCTGCCTCCGCCCGATAAGGGTGATGAGTTGTCGGCGCGGCGGCGCATGCTGGCCGAGGGCGCATGATTACCGCCCCGCCGGCACCCGAGTTCGTTCAACAGCCTGCCTCGCTCTGGGTGCCTGACCGGAGAGGGTCGTACGGTCCGCTGATCATCGACATGTGCGATGACATCGGCATCGAAACTGACCCTGTGCAGCGGCGGGATATCGATGTGCTCGCCTCGTTCGGGGCTGGCGGTCGCTGGTTGACCTATGAGCAGTGCATTGTCGAGGGTCGGCAGAACGGCAAGACGAAATCGGTGGTGTTGCCGCTGGTCATGGCTGATCTGTTCCTGTTCGATGACCGGGCGCAGATCGATCGGGTGGTGTGGACGTCTCATCTGATGTCGACGTCGATGGACACCTTCCAACGGGTCGAAGAACTGATCGAACAGAATTCGTGGCTCGGGCGGAAGATCAGGGAGGTCAAGAAGTCCAAGACGGAGCAGCAGTTCATTCTCAAGAACGGGTCGAGTCTGGCGTTCTTCGCCCGGACCGGCGGCGGTGGCCGAGGCCTCGGCGGGAAGCGGATCGTTTTCGACGAGGCGCTGTTCCTGACCGCGTCGCCGCTGGGCGCCCTGGTTCCGGTCCTGCGGGCGCGCCCTAACCCGCAGATCACCTACGCGAGTTCGGCGGGGAAACCGGAGTCCGTTCACCTGAGGTCGCTGATGCGCCGAGGCCGACGCGGCGGCGACCGGTCGTTGACGTATATCGAGTACCGGGCGCCGGGCAGTTGGCGGGATCCGGGGTGTCTAGCTGACAAGTGTCAGCACTTGTTCGGTACGCCTGGCTGTTCGCTCGACAACGAGGAGTGGTGGGCGCAGGCGAATCACGCGATCGGTCAAGGACGGATGCTGTTGGACACGGTCCGCGGCGAGCGCGCCACGCTCGGGCACACTCACGAGAACGTCGCCGAGTTCGGTCGCGAGTGCCTCGGGTGGGAACAGGACGGCGACGACGAACAACGCCTGGTCGACACGGCCGAGTGGGAGCGGACGGCAGTACCGGCAGGTTACTCACCAGGGAAGCGTCGCCGGCCGGTGTTCTATCTCGACGTCGCCCCGTTCGGCCGCGCGGCGTCCATTGGTGCCGCGGCCGATCGAGTCGACGGCACGGGGGTCCATCTCAATCTTGCGGCGCATCGGCTCGGCGCCGACTGGATTGTTGCCCGAGCTGCAGAGCTGAAGGACCGACACCCCGAAGCTATTTTCGGTGGCAGCACTACCGGCGGTATCAAGGCCTACCTACCCGCGCTCAAGCAAGCGGGCATCGACGTCCACATCGGTAAGGGACCGGTCATCGCCGGTTCCCTGGTGCTGTTCACGGAGGCCGAGCTCGCCGCCGGTTGCGGTCATCTACTGCAGCTCGCGACGACCAGCCCGTATCGGATGACGCACTCGCCTGACCCGCTGTTCGAGACCGCGCTGGCCGGTGCCGCTAAGAAGGACGTCGGCGACGGGCTATGGATCTGGATCCGCCGGGGTCAGCAGTTGGTGGAGTTGTCGCCGATCTACGCGATCACGGGTGCCGCCTGGTTGCTCGAAACGACCAGGCCAGAGGACTACGACCTATCCCGTAGCGTTTACTGACAACCATGGGACAGAGGCGAGCATGAACTATCGGTGGCGGCACACTAGGCAGAGGCTCGCGGCTCGCCTGATGGGTGAGCAACGTCGGTCGTTGTCGTACCAAGATGTGTGGGGGACGGGCGGGAATACTGACCTGTTCGGGGAAACCGCGAATGGGATCATGTCGTTAGTCCCGTTGTTCGCTGCGACCCGGTTGATCTGTGACCAGTTCGCAGCGACCCCGTTGCACGGGTATAGGACGAACTCCGAGGGGATGCCTCAACAGCTTGAGCGGGATCCGTCGATCCTGACACCGGTCAATGGGTCGGTCGAGACGTGGAAAACACAGGTCATCTCGAGCTTGTTGACCCGTGGGAACGCGGTCGGGATCCATACCGCGTTCGACCAGTCGGATTGGCCGATGTCGACGGTATGGGTTCATCCTGGTGACGTGCAGTGCGACGACGAAAACCCTGCTGCACCAGACTATTACTACCTAGGCCGGAAACTTGAACCACGTCAGTTCGTGCATATCCCCTGGTTGGTGTTGCCCGGTAAAGCGTGGGGCCTGTCGCCTCTGGGAATGTTCAAAATGTTGTGGGAAACAGGGCAGGCAGCGCAGGTCCTCGCCCGGAATTTCTACGATTCGGGTGGTGTCCCGTCGGGGCATCTGAAGAACACCGCCCGGGAGCTGCTACCCGAGGTTGCCGACGAAACTAAGCTGAAATTCAAGATGGCAGTCACCGGCCGGGATGTCCTGGTCACGGGCAACGACTGGACCTATTCACCGATCGGGTTGCCGGCTGATCAGCTCGCGTTCGTGAGCTCGCTGAAGATGACCGCAACACAGATCGCGTCTATCTACGGGATCGCACCGGAGGACATCGGGGGAGAAGCAGCGGCTGGCCTGCAGTACAGCACGGTCGAGATGAACCAGATCAAGCTGAGTACGAACACGATGCGACCCTGGTACACGCGGGTCGAGGGCGGCCTGCTGGAGACGACACCCCGAGGCCAGTATTTCAAGTTCAACGCTGATTCCCTGGTGCGCTCCGATCTGGTTGCTCGGATGACCGCGCACCAGCTCGCGACGTCGACGGGTATGGAAACGCAGGACGAGGGGCGGCGGAAAGAAGACAAGCCACCGTTGACCCCGGAAGAGTTCAGCATGTGGCAGCAGACGTATAAGCCGGTCGCCCCCGCACCGGTAGCGACCAGAGAGGATCACCCGTGACCGTGACCATCGAACGACGTGAGACCAGGGGCACGGTTGAGCTACGCGCGGCCGGCCCGAAGGGGAAGAAAGCGGGCGGGTACGCACTGAAATTCAACATGCGTTCCCAGAACCTCGGCGGGTTCGTGGAACGGGTGATGCCGACATTCGTCGACGAGACTCTGCAGAACAGTCTCGATGTCCTCGGCCGGTACCAGCATGACAGCAACATGCTTATCGGGCGGACGGCGGCCGGCACGCTGCGGCTGACGAAGGACGGCGTCGGGCTCGACTATGAGGCGGACCTACCCGACACCAGCTATGCGCGTGACCTCGGTGAGCTGCTCGCCCGCGGCGACGTCACCGGGTCGAGTTTCGCGTTCCGGGTCGCGGTCGACGGCGACGCGTGGGGCGAGACAGAGTCAGGGTTCCCCCAACGGGACCTGCACCGGGGAATCATCATCGACGTGGCGCCCGTGGTCACCCCCGCCTACCTAGACACCAGCTCGGGGCTACGCTCGCTCGCCGAACACCGCGGTCTAGACCTGCAAACGGTGGTCAAGGCGGCCGAGCATAACCAGCTCGGCGAGTTGCTGCGTTCGGGTGCCCCGAAGGTCATTGACCTCGGGCAGATTCAGCGTAGGTTGCACGATGCGAAGATCGCCGCGCATCATGAGGCGCAGAACTTGATCTAAAACAGCACGAGCACGACCGGTCAGGCTTACCGGGCACCCGTAGCGCAACTACGGGCCGGTCGGGCGCCGGTAGTGGGTAGGGCGGACGCGCAACGGGCCCCCTCGGATGACTCGAAACCGATTCGACGACACCGAAGGGGCGCCCGATGACGCCGGAAGAGATCAAGGCGCTACGCGAAAAGCGCATGAAGCAGCACAACGAGTTGATTGCGCTGCTCGAAACCGCCCGCGACGGGAACCGAGAGTTGACCGTCGACGAACAGGCCACCGAGGCCCGGATCAACACGGAACTGACCGAGTCCGGTCAGGTCGTCACGCTCGCCGAGCAACGGAACACCGCGCTCACCGAAGCCGAGACACGCCGTACGGACTCTGAGGCCGCGTTCGCTGCGCTGATGAGCGGCGCCGACACCAGGGGAATGCCTGGCGGGGCCCCCGTCGGTGGTCCGGACGGGGCGGTCGACGAACAGGCGCAGGTTCGTTCCTGGTTGACCGGGCAGTCCGGTAATCGCGCGCTCGAGGTCCGGGCCGGGCGGCCGATGGGAACCGAAGAGTTCCGGGTGCTGTCGAAGCTCACCGCCGGTGCCGGCGGGAACACGGTCAAGACGTCGTTCTATGACCAACTGGTCGCCCATCTGATCGAAGTTTCCGGGCTGATGCAGACCGGCCCAACCGTGCTGAACACCAGCACGGGCGAACAGATGCTGATCCCCAAGACGACCGGTCACAGCACGGCCGCGCTGGTCGCCGAGGCCGGAACGATCGGCGCCTCAGATCCGGTGTTCGCGCAGGCGCCGTTGGATGCCTATAAGTACGCGTTGCTGCTGCAGGTCTCGCATGAGCTCGCGAACGACACCAGCGTTAACCTGCTGGGCTACCTCGCGATGCAGGCCGGGCGGGCAATCGGGAACGCGTTCGGTGCTCAGCTGATCACCGGCACCGGGTCATCTCAGCCACAGGGCGTTGTTCCGGTCGCGACCTCGGCCGGTATCACCGCGACCACTGCTATCGGTGGTGGCCTGGTGCCCGACAACATCATCGACCTGTATTACTCGGTCATCGCCCCGTACCGCAACAGCCAGTCCGCCTCGTTCCTGATGCGTGACTCGACGGTCGCAGCGGTCCGGAAGTTCCGTGATAACTCGGGTGGCGCTGGCACCGGGCAGTACATGTGGCAACCATCGCTGCAGGTCGGAACCCCGGACACACTGATGGGTAAGAAGCTGATCACGGATCCCACCGTGCCAGCGATCGCGCTCAACGCTAGGTCCGTGCTGTTCGGGGATTTCTCGCAGTACTACGTGCGGATGGTCGAGTCGCTGCGGTTCGAGCGGTCCGACGATTTCGCGTTCAACACCGACCTGATCACCTACCGGTGCATCCTGCGGGGTGACGGCGAGCTGATCGACACCACGGGCGCCATCAAGTGCTTTATCGGTGCGGCATCTTGAGCTATGCGGAAGCGGTACCCGTCCTGGCCGAGGCGACCTCGGTCGGGACGGGTACCGCCATCGATCTTCACCGGGTGCACTCTGACCACGCTGGTCAGTTCGTGTTCGAGGCGACCTCGGGCGGCGAGCATGATGAGATCCAAGCTGGTCTTGAGGGGTCGCTCGACGGCGTCAACTGGTACGGGCTGGTGCTGTTCTTCTCCGCCGGTGAAGGGCACCCGGGGATGCCGTTCGTTTCTTCGGTCGGTCCGCTGGTCGTCACCACGGGCCGCCCGGCCCGGTACTTGCGTGGTCGCGTCTATTCTCTGGTTGGGACTGCATCCGTTTCCCTAATTGTCGCGTCACGCGCTTAGAGAAAGGTTCCATCGGTCATGGAAATTGTTCTAGCACAACAGATCAGCGGTACTTACGGTGGTCAGGACTGGCCGCCCCCGGGCACCAAGCTGGATCTTCCGGAGGGCGAAGCTCAGGGACTGGTCCAGAATGGTTCGGCCTACTTGCCGGACGATGATCGGGTCAAGTTCATCGGTGGGCATCGGATGAGTGACGAGATGATCGCCGGTGCGCCGACCGGTCATGACCGGACCGAGGGGCAGCCGGATACGAACCTCGCGCGGGCTAATGCGCTCGCCCTGGATGAGAGGGATACCCGAGAAGTGACCAGGGAAGCGGCCGAGCGGGTCGATGGTCCGTCCGTGGTGAAGGATGACGACCAGGCCGAGGAGTTCGGCAAGGTAGAGACCGCGGCTATCGACACCACCCCGAGTGGGAAGCCTGTTCCACCGAAGAGCACACGGGGTAAGTAACGCCTCGGGATGTCGACCCCGGATCCGGACTAACGGGTCCGGGGTCGACGCCTATCTACCGGTAACCGACACTCTCACAGAGGGATTGACCGACAATGCCACTAAACGACCTTGGCAAGAACCGCGCACTCGACGGTCTCGACGAATCGTTGACCAGCATCACCCATATCGGGATCGGGAACGCCACCGACCCGGGCACCGGAACGAACTACGCGGGAACCGAGGCCACTGGTGGGTCACCGGCGTACGCGCGGGCAGCCGTGACCTGGGGTGCGGCCGCTGCAGGTATCAAATCGAACTCTGGTGCCCTGACTCATGATGTAGCGGCCGGAACGTACGCGTTTTACTTGTTTTTCAACGCGTCAACTGGAAACACTAACAACTACCTCGGGTATGCGCCGATCAACGGCACCCAAAAGGGATTCGCGACAGTCGATGCAGCCGACGTCACCGCGAACACGATCACCAGTTCGGCGCACGGCCTGGCGAACACCAACCAAGTGCAGGTGTTCAACGTGTTCGCCGAGTCCGTACCCGCGGGCCTGACCGAGGGAACCGTTCTTTTCGTCGTCGGCGCGGCAACCGACACATTCCAACTCTCTCTGACCTCGGGCGGCGCCGCGATCGACATCACGGGCATCGGTGAAATGTTCTTTCAGCGGCTCATCCCCGAGGTGTTCGCCTCACAGGGGCAGATCACTACAGCTATAGCGGCCCTGGTGCTCGACGCAACCACGATCTAACCCATGACCACCCCGACCATCGTTCAACAGATTGCCGGCACGTCCACCACGTTCACATCAGTGACGAACACCGCAACGTTTGCGGCGGGTGCGACCGCTGGGAACCTGATCGTTTTCGTCCTGGCCGGTGACAAGAACACCGGCGCCTTGACGATGACCGGTTCGGGGTGGACGACAGCGTTTTCGCTGACATCGGCGAGCGTTTCCCTGTACTTCACATGGAAAGTCGCCGCTGGTGGAGAAACAACGATCACCGGGACTACAGCGACAGGCCCGTTGACGGGAAACACATGCTGGATCGTGGAGCTCGCCGAAACCGGTGTCGGTGCATGGGGCGAAGCCGCTAAGTCATCGACGATCACGACTGAATCAGCGGTGACCACATCGACCACTGGTACGACAGGGGCCGCGCTGTTCGATGGCCTGGCTATCGCTGGGATGGCGGTTGACACTGCAGGCAATGTGACCTCTGGTAGTTGGTCGAACAGCTACACCACGCAGTACGACGCGCCGAATACGTCAGGGTCGGGCGGCGGGGCCGGTGCCATTCACACGGCGACCCTCGCGGTTGCCGCCTCGGCCACTACCGGGTCAACGTGGACAAACACCGTTGGCACCGCTGATCAGCAGTCAGCCGCGGTAGTGGTGTTCGGGCGTGCCCTGGTCGCCGAGGCGGTTGGCACGAGCGCGGTAGGGGTCGCAGCCCGCGCGACGGGCGTCAAGGTCGCGACCGCGGCGGGTCGTTGTTCGGCTGGCCTGGTCCCTCGGGCGACCGGGCGGAAGGTGTCGACCCCGACCGGGCGGGCAGCGGCCGGAACCGTGGCCCGGGCAACCGGTCGGAAGGTCGCGACACCGGTTGGTCGGGCGGTCGCCGCGATCGCCGGCCGGGCGACCGGGGTCAAGGTCATGACCTCGGGCGGCCGCGCTACAACTGGTGTGCTCGCCAGGGCGACCGCGGTCAAGGCGGTAGTCGGCGCCGGTCGCGCGGGCGCAGGCGTCGCACCGCGGGCGGTCGGGCTGAAGACGTCCGTGAGTGGTGCTCGGACCCTGGTCGGGTTCGCTGCTTCGGGGGTGGTGTCGTCGGCGGACGTCCGGGCCGCGGTCGGCCGGTGCTTGGCTGGGTTCGCCGGCCGGGCGGTAGCGGTCAAGACTTCGCCGGGCGTTGGGGTGGCCTCCGCCGGGCTGCAGGCGACAGGTACGGCCCGGAAAGTCACTACGGGGACCGGGCAGGCTGCTGTAGGCGTGCTCGGCCGCGGGTCCGGGCGCCGTGTCGTGCCGGTCCTCGCCCGGGTGGCTGCAGGATTCGTGGCCCGAGGCCTCGGCGGGAAACGGGCGCCAGGCGGCGGCCGCGCGGCGGTCGGGATCAGTGCGCGCGGCGCTGGGGCGCCCGAATTGGCGCGGCCGGGATCATTGGTGGGGCAGTACGGACCGAGCCCGGCCCTGGTCGGGAAGCTCGGCGCCGGTCCCGTGACGGAAGCAACCGAGAACGGTGGTGCGACGATGACCGGAACAACGATTGCGGGTAGCTCACTGATGGGTAGCGTTCAATGATCGAGGTAGGCGACGTCATCCCGATCGAGGTGACCGTTCGTAACTCCGCTGGGGTTCCTGTTGACGCCTCGGGCGGGGTGGTCGTCACGATCACTCTGCCGGACCTCACGACAGCTACACCAACGGTGCAGCACGTGGCGTTGTCGGGTGTTTACAGCGTCCCTTACACGACAACGGTCGAGGGGTTCCACACCTATGATGCGGTCGCGACCGATCCTGTCAACGGGAACGTGTTCGGGCCTGAATCGTTCGTGGTCGAGGACCCTGACTATGTGCCGTTCGTGTCGTTGGCCGAACAGCTGCGGTTTATGGGCGCCGACGACGTCATCACAGCCGTGTCTGATCTGGAAGAGCTGCGGTGGTTCGTCCGGGTCGCGTGCGAAGCAGTAGAGCTTGACCTCGGCCGGAAGATCAGCCCGCAAACCGTGATCCAACGGTTCGACGGAGGCCGATGCGCGGTGATCCTGTCCGGGCCGGTCATCTCGATCACGTCCGTAGTCGATGCAGGCGTCACCTTGACCAGTGCCGACTACGTAGTAGACCCGGCGGCGGGGATCCTCTACCGCGGTACGTCGACGACCCCCCGCGATTTCACGGACGGCCGGCAGAGTGTTGTCGTCACGCACCGGGCGGGGCAACTGAATCCGTCGGGCGTCGCCCGGAAGGTCGCCCGGAACGGGGCCCTGAGAATGTGGCAAGGGTCGAAACAGATGCCGCACCCGACGCTCGATGACCTTGACGCCGAGCTTCAGGTAAAGGCCGGGGTCTTGACGCCGCTGGAGTACGCGGCGTACCAGAAGTTGAAAGCCTCGGGGATCGCATGAGCACCGTTGGGGACGTGAAAACAGCGTTACGGGTGCTCTGGCAGTCGACGTTTACGGCGGATGAGTTGCGGGTGACGTTCGGAAACCGGATCACCGTCGGCGCCGGGCACAGTCGCCTGGTCATCGGTGATGTCTCGGGCACCACGGAACCCGAGTCGCTCGGCCCGACGCGGACCGTGGATGAGGAGTACGACATCCAGTGTGAGATCTCGCGGACAGTGCAAGGCAGCAGCGCCGACCAGGAAGCAGTCACGCTCGCCGTACTTCAGCTGTTCGAGACGGCCGAGCACGCGGTCCGGGCGAGTGCTGGTCAGAACCTCGGCGTCACTGATGTGATCTGGGCCGGATGTACGGGCGGGTTCGATCTCAAGGAAGCGTCCGCCTCGGAAACCAACGGGCCGATCAATGCGTCGTTCGCGTTCGCTGTTCACGTCCGAGCTAGATACCGATTGACCTGAGAGGATCACCATTGTGGCTATGTCCGTAGATCTGGTGAACGTGTCGCCCCGTGGGGCACTCGCGTTGCATGTCGATGATGAAGCGCACACGGTAGACGTTGGGGAGACTCTGACGTGCACGCCCGAGGCCGCGGGCCGGGCCCCTTCCTGGCAACCAGCGTCGCCGGCCGAGGTAGGCCTGTACTCGACGGGCCTGTTGCTGGTGCATACCAGGATCGTCGGCGGTCGCCTGGAAGTGTTCGACCTCGGGTCTGGTTTGCTCGCGCAAACCGAGAATTGGCAGCCGGCCGGCGACACCACAGAACCGGCTGATCCCCTAGACCAGGGCGACGGTACCGAGCTCAGCTCTGATGCTGGAATGGAGAACGGCTAATGGCTGGCGCACTTGATCACCAGTTCGGTTTCATCCCTGAGGTCACCTACGGGACACCACTGACACCAACGACTTTCGTTGAGTTCGACATGCAAGCGTCGAAACACAAGTGGGATCCGAAAGTCATCCAAGGGTCCGGGATGCAGGTTGGGGACGGTGGTTTCGAGCGTGCGTCGCGTTCGGTTGCTGTTCTGGGGCAGGGATCAGGAACGATCGGTGCTGATTACCAGTCGAAGGGTTTCGGTCGCCTGATCGACAGCTTTTTCGGTTCTGGTGTGTCAACTCTGGTATCTGGCAGCACGTTTCAGCAGCTGTTCACGTCCGCGATAGTCGGTAGCCTGCTACCAGCGCGGACAGTGGAGCTTGGCGTAGTCCGTGCCGACGCCTCCGGAACAGTCGACGCTTACAGGTACGCGGGGGTGACGTTCCCCAAGCTGACGATCGGGTGCGAGACCGGTGACGTCTGCAAGATGACCGGAGAGTTCGACGCCCGCTCGCAGGTCCGGAACACGTCCCCGGCGACCGCCGTCTATCCCGCTGGATTGACGACCCCGTTCCACTTCGGGCAGGCATCGATCACCTTCGGTGGATCGGTCACCGTGCCGACGACAACGGCGCTCGCCTCGGGCGGGACCGCAGTCACGAATGCCCGTAACTTCGGTTTCACGCTCGACAACCAGGCCGACGTCGACGATTGGGCGCTCGGCGGGATCCGGAACCAGCCGCGCGTAGCGAAGCGGCTGGGAACGCTCTCGATCGAGGCACGGTACGACGATGCGGTCTATGACGATGCCCTGGTCAACCACACCACAGTTCCCGTGACCATCACGTTCTCGAAAACATCAGAGGCGTTGTCAGCGGGTTTCGCGACCCTGCAGTTGGTGTTCGCCGCGTGCAAGCTTGACCCCGAGGACCGGGCCGCGCCGACGCAGGACACCCCCACTACGGCGCTCACTCTGCGGATCCTGAAGCCGGACACCGGGCACGCGGTCTACATCGTTCACCGCACTGCGGACACGGTCCTCTAAGCCATGGCGGGCCGGGCAGGGTTCGACGCGTCGATTCGTGGGGTAGAAGAGCTAGAGAAGCTCGGCCGGGACCTCCGCGCGGCCGGCGCGAAGGATCTCAAGAAAGAGTTGATGCGGTCGGGGCGTGCGTTGAAAGAGCCATTCAAGGCGGCGCTTGTAGCGCACGCTCTGTCCGATCTTCCGAAACGAGGCGGGTTGAATCAGTGGGTCGCTGGAAAGATCAAGGTCACGTCATCCGTGCGGCTGTCCGGCAAACTCCTCGGCGTCCGGATGAAAAGCAGACACCCCGGTAAAGACGGGTTGTCAGACCTACCCGCGATCAACACCGGCCGAGTCCGGCACCCGCTGTTCGGGGACACCGACCGCTGGTACCTGACACAGATACCCGCCGGGTTCGTTCAAAAGGCGCTCGATGACATGGGCGACACTATCCGCGAAGAGTTCCTACGCGCCGTCGACGACGTTGCAGCCCGGCTACGGGCCGGCGGGTAGGAACACCCGACCCGAAGGGACACACCACGATGCGGTTCACGATCACACCCGAGGCAATCAAGCGGCTCGGCCTGAACCCGGCAAGAGCCGACCGAGAGTTCGACGGATTCCCTACTGCTGAAGGGCTGCTAGGTGGGGTGCCGCGCGGTGTCCTGAGATGGGCGAAGAAACAGATCAAGGTGGAACGGGTCGAGGAAATCGATGCCGCGGACGCCCGGCTGATCTACTACCTGCTCGCCATCCGCAACGACGATCACGAGCTGTTGCCGTTCGCGCGCATCGATGAACTCGCCCTCGGTGACTTCCGGTTGACCAAGCATCGGGTCATCTCACTCGACCAGGACGGTGATTGCGGCGAGTGCAACCAGCCCTTGACGAATACCGCCGTCCACCTGCAAACCGATGATGATGCAGAGTTCGAGCAGATCATCCGCCCTACCAGGGCCCCGGATGGAGAGGAGACCACCGAGACGCCGATGCCATAGTCGATGCGTATTGGCTGCATTGGTTGAGCCGTTGGGGGAAACTCCCGACCGATCTTGACGGGCTCACCGTGGCGCAGGTCCGGCAGCTCGCGCACGAGACAGACAGACTGATCGACGACGAACGCAAGCAGCAGGCAGAACAGCAGAAGTAGGGGGAGGCGGTAGGCGTGGCTGATCGGACCATCACCACAGATCTGATCGGCCGCGACCGGATGAGCCCGGCATACGATTCCGCAGGCCGGTCGGCGGAACGCAACGGCGGGATCATCAGCAAGGCAGGGAAGATGCTCGGCGGGGCGGTCGCCGGGGGGGCCGCGGCGGGTGCTGCGGCGCTGGTCGCGTTCGGTAAGTCCGCGATCGACTCTGCGGCGAACGCTGAGCAGTCGATCGGGGCAACGGAAACAGTGTTCGGTGACTTCGCTGAGACGGTGATCGCGACCAGCAAGAAAGCAGCGGATGCGGTCGGGTTGTCGGCGAACGATTACCGGGAGAACGCGAACCTGATTGGTGCCCTGTTCAAGAACCAGGGTGTGAGCGCGGCGAAGCTCGGGACCGAGGTCAACAAACAGATCAAGCTCGGCGCCGATCTCGCGGCAACGTACGGGGGCACGACCGCCGAGGCAGTGCAGGTCCTCGGCGCGGCGTACAAGGGCGAATTCGATTCGCTTGACCGATTCGGTATCAGCCTGTCGGCGACGACAGTGCAGGCGTACCTTGCGTCGAAGGGCCAAGACAAACTGACCGGGTCGGCTCTGGATGCGGCGAAGCAGCAGGCAACCCAGAAGCTGATCATGGATCAGGCTGGGGCGGCGCTCGGCGCGTTCGGCCGGGAAACCGATACGACGGCGCACAAGCAGCAGGTTCTCAAGGCGAAGTACGAGGATCTGTCGGCGACCCTCGGGGAGAAGCTGCTTCCGTTCATGAACCAGGTCCTTGAGGTAGGCCTGAAGATGATCGCTTGGGGGAGTAAGCACCAGGACGTGTTGGCCGCGCTCGGCGCCGCTGTTGGGGTGGTGACGGGCGCGATTCTGTTGCTTAACCTCGCGATGCTGGCTAACCCTGCTGGTCTGCTGGTGATCGGCCTCGCCGCGCTGGCTGCTGGTTTCGTGCTGTTGTGGAGACGGTCAGAGACGTTCCGGGCCGTGATGACGTCCGTGTTTAAAACGGTCTCGAACGTGATCTTGTCGAACGTGTCGGTGATCCTGGGGATCTTCGCTCGGGTGTTCGATGTCCTCGGCCGGTTGCCGGGCAAGGCAGGCAAAGCGTTCCGGTCGGCTGCCGACTCGGCTCGGTCCG